GTATCCCCCCAACCCGAGTATGTAATACATACCCCCGCAGGTTCAACAACATTATTATGCCGAGCAACAGAGACCTGGAATAGAATTCGAGGGCAAAATTTATCGAAGGTATATGTTGACGAGATTGACACATCTCCCCTAGAAACATCACAGAAGGCGGTGGAGATGTTTTTAGCCCGCCTTCGAGGTGGTAATCAGCCCCAGTTAGCGATGGCATCAACCCCTGAAGGATATAAGATTATGTATAACTTATTTGTTGAGGGAGCTGATAACGACGACCGGCGCCTAATTAAAGCAAAAACGACCGATAACCCATACCTGCCAGAGGGTTTCGTCGAATCCCTTTACCGAAACTACGACGCAAACTTGGTCGCCAGTTACGTCAATGGCGAGTTCACTCTGCTGAGTTCTGTACGGGTTTATCACCCTTTCGACAGAGATTTGCACTGGACCGACGAAAAGATTCACAGAGAAGACCGTGTTTTTGTGTCAATAGACTTCAACGTGGGCGCTTGTTTTTGTATATCTACGATCCGACGTGGGGACGAGTTCCACGTAGTTGAAGAAGCCTATCCCAAGGACACACCAGCCGTAGTTAAGTACCTTCGCGAGACCTATCCAGGCCAGTTAGCCGATGGGAATCTGGTGGTCATCCCTGATGCTGCATCTCGGCAGCGCAGCACCACCAACGCCTCGGAATCAGACCTATCTCTGCTCAAAAAGGGTGGCTTCGTGGTCAAGAGCCAATCAAGCAACCCTGCAATTTCAGATCGGATCAACTCAATGAACGTATTGCTTTTAGCCAACCGGTTAAAGGTATCTAACGCCTGTAAATACTTGATTAAATCGTTGGAAACACAGTCTTACGGGAAGACCGGAAAACCGGATAAGGGAATTGGTGGTAAAGATGATGTATCTGGACCGGTGGATGCCTTGGGGTATGGAATTCATTATCTCGCACCACTAAGACGTTGGACCGTAGGAGGGTCTTCGATCAGAGTGTATTAAGGCAGATAGAATACGAACATGACTGTCAGCGGCTCTACTTACCCGGACGTTGTCGGCTCGACCGGCAATTACATAAAGCCGGGCGGCTACTCCCCAACCGGAGGGCCAGAAGATTACAGCAGTTCTCAAGCATCCCCCGAGGATCCAGCCGCCAGAAGTGGCGCGGTACTTGGGATGATGCGTTATTGGGATCCCGTCAATATCTGTGTCGCTGGCACAGATGGGCTACGCCAATATGCCGAGCGATTAATTCCACGGGAGCCCCGCGAAGATGACGAGGCATACAACCGGCGAATCTTTCACGCGACCCTCCCGCCGTTTCTGCAGCGATTAGCAAGTCAGGCTGCAGGAACCATCCTCAGGAAAGGAATTCACTTCGAGGGTGGCGACGTTGACTACTGGAATGACTGGGCAAAGGATGTCACCGGCGATGGCACACCATTAAACGAGTTTTGCCGTAAAACTCTTGTTGACGCCTTGCTTTTTGGCCATAGTTCGATATTAATTGACTACAGCAGCGAGGATCCCCCATCGACGCTGGCTGAGGAGTTGAGACGAGGCAGAAAGCCGTACCTCGTCTCTGTTCCATGCCAACAAATCAGAGGCTGGCGCACTGAGGGCGACCGCTCTACCGCAGCCCTAACGATGGTTCGCTACAGCGAGCGGGTATCGGTGCCCGAGGGTGAATTTGGCGAAGAGATCTACGAACAGATCCGTGTCTTGAAGACCGGCTCTTACGAGGTCTACCGACACAAGGATGCCGACCGCATCACCAACAGAAAAGCAGGCTGGTACCGAGTTGCAGGCGGCACCACAAGCCTGGACGAGATCCCCCTGGTCTCTATCTACAGCAACAGGATTGCCACGCTGGTGAGCAAGCCCCCAATGGTTGAGGTTGCAGAGCTGAACCTGGCCTATGCCCAACGTTTCTGCGATTACCACCACTCGATCCACGTCGGCAGCCAGCCCACGATGTATCTCAAGGGCTTCGACCCAGAGAACGACACTTCTCTTGGGATGAGTGTCAATACAGCGGTGCTTCTGCCCCCTGACGGAGACATTGGCATCGTTAGCCCGCCATCAGATGCTTATCAAGAGCAACTGAAGTGTCTGCAAGTTTTGGAGGAGCAGATCCGCAGCTTGGGTGTCAGCGTGCTGGCCAAGCAAAACATCACAAACGTCGCGGCTGAATCCAAGCGACTTGACCGGATCGATACCGACTCGATCATGTCAATCATCTCGGAAGATTTAGCTCGCGGGATCAGCGACATCATGCGTATCGCTGGCAAATATGCCGGTAAGGAACCACCCGAGGTGACGATCCCCAAGGATTACACCAACCGGCTCCTGGACGGCAACCAAATCACTGCAATGCTGCAACTGCAGATGCAGAACCAAATTTCTCAGAAAACACTTCTGCGTATTTTGTCGGAAGGAGAAGTTATCCCGCCGTTTGTGGATCTCGACGAAGAGATTACGCTCACCCAAGATGCAGTCAAGGAAGACTTTGACCTGCAACTGGAGCAGGCCGAGGCCATGGGTGATATTGAATCTGCCCAAGAAAATGAGGGCGGAGTAAGTAGCGGTAGTGCCGCCGATGGTTCACAATCAGGGTCGCAGACATTAGCGACACCATTAAGACCTGGAAAGCACAGTGACTGAACTTGAAAAGCAGGAGCAGTTCATGCTGCTCTTGCTTGGTTTGGCCACCAGGCGTGAACGGCAGATTGTTCAAGACAACCGGGTACTTTTCACCGACGTGATGCGAAAGTTGCGCCGGTTGGTGCAACGCATGAGCCCCGAGGGTGCGTTTCGCCAATACGAATGGCGGCGTCTGCAGCGGGAAGCTCCCCAGATCATTAATGAGCTGGTGGTTGGCTTTACCGAGACTCTGATGCCCGAACTGGTGGCTCTCGAAGAGCCCGTCCAGGAATTTTCGCAGGATTACGCCGACCTAGACGAGCTGAGTTTCGTACCTCAAACAGAGCAGCAGCTACTGAACAACATCTTCATTGAAAAGCTCCCCCTGATCCTGTTTCTGACTTACAACGGCAGGCTGACCAAGAGCCTGTTTGAAGACTTCAACCGCGTGGTGAACACCGGCTTACTTAGGGGTGAAACGACGCAGCAGATCGCGGACAAGGTACTGAAGCTGACGATGCGAAAGGGGAAGGTAGTCCCAGTGGTTAAGACAGGCAGCTTTGCCAACAAGGCATCAACGCAGATCAAGAACACGCTTGATAACGCTGTCTGGGGCACGATCAACAACAATCTGAACATTGGCTGGCGTGATGTGACGCCGACTTACTGGGTCTGGAACGCGGTATTAGACGGGAAGACATGCCCGGTCTGCGTACCACTAAATGGCAAGAGAGTACCCAGACCACCAGCATTCGTGAGCACTGGTTACAGCAGGACATTGCCACCCGTGCATCCCAACTGCCGCTGCGTTATTTTGCCTGTGTTCACCTAACTCGGCTATGGCAAAGCGTGGGCTCTATGCAAATATCAACGCTAAAAAGAAGGCTGGAAAGAAGCCTCGCAAGCCTGGTGCAAAGGGTGCTCCAACTGCTCAGGACTTTAAAAACGCAGCTAAGACAGCCAAGAAAAAGAAATGAAAAAGGCTGACTGTTTCTACATTCCCAACGAGCTGTCGATCCAACGTCTTCAGAATCGCGAGGGACCACCGATCAGCTTTGTGGTTTGGGCAAAGAATTCATCCCAAGCATTTGACAAAAAAGAGGACGCTTTGCGTCACATCAAATGGCCCAAGTCAACACCGACGGGTGTCCTAATTAGGGAATGGTTTGACCAGTTTGATGACGAGGGCGAACTACCCGAATTAGATATGCAGCGCATCCAAAGTGAAGGCTTTGGTCCAGAAGCTCACGGAGATGAGAAGGATCCGACTGCTGAGACTAAGATGGTTGTATAACTCAACTTGGCTAAATGGGCTGCTGGATTCCGGGACCACCGAGTATGTGCTGGCCAGCGAATGTAAATCGCAAGCCACAACCAGAAAGCCCACATCAGGCAGCAATGGGGGAACCCGCTGCAGAGGTAAAGCCTCGCCGTCGTCG